CGTTTATTCCAAGGCAGTGCCGTTTGAAGTTGCTTGATCTTCTCTGCAGCTTCTTGTTGAATCTGAGCAATCTGCTGCTCTACTGTAAGTTCTACTGTCAGTTCTACTACAGCTTTAGTTCGTGCCATGTTCTAGTTCCTTTCTGATGTTGTCAAACTTTATTGTATCACACAAATTGAAGATTTCAGGATAATTATCTATCGCAAAATTTCTGAACCAACCACTGCACAATGTAGTGCATACTTTATCAAGTGCTTTTAGGTACGCATGCCTTGGTGCATAGTTCCAGTTACTTGGTACAAGAAAACGCTCGATTGCAATGACCTGTGCTTCTTCAGCTACGCATTTGATTTTATCTGCAGTTGATAACTTATCCCACAGGTCTTTGTCGCACCAAGCACTACTTGAATCACGTTGAAGCTGAGTATACAACGGTTTTTCGTGATACGCAACAAGTTCATGCAAATAATCATGATTGTATTTCTTCTCAACATAGTCATCAAAGAAGTCTTTAACTGACTTTTTCAAGCTTGGATGACCTTGTGGATAAGCTGCCATAGTTAACTTCGTTCTATTCTCAAGAATGAGTTCGTCAATCTCTGTAAACCCTGAACGATACTTTGCAAGATGCTTATGGTAGTGCGTAATGTGCTTTTGAAAACTTAAATCACGCCACAGGTGACTGCGTTTGATAATCGTCAGTCCAACAGGATTGACGATATGCACAACTTGACCTGCAATCTCAATGGTATGCTCAGAAGCATAACGCTGCAGATCAGAGCTACCTAGTGCATTGAAAGCGTGATGCTCAATGCGTTTAGTATCATCTTTGATTTCATGCAAACTAATAATGTCCCAATCAGCATTAGGTTTGCACTTGAAGTCAGGACTCCAGTATTCCAATGCACGAGAACCAATCAGCAGGTTTTTCATATTACTCCTTAGTTATAGTTCAGTATATTCCGTATCTTAGGTATGACCCCTCATTCAGCAAAGAATGATTCGATACCCCAAATAGTAAACCCCGGACGCTTACCCAACCTGAAATATACTGAACTATAACCCCTATCCCTAAATAGGTTTTATAGTGTCTTGTTACATCCGGGCGACAACCCTTTGGCTGGAAATCCGCAGTGTACTACGCCACGAGTACATCTGTTTTTAACGACAGGGTTTTCACCTGCCTCGTATCGTGCATTGTTTCTAGGGATTTGAAACTCAGCAGAGGATCGGGACTAATTTTATTGGTACGGCTAGATGGAATCGAACCACCATTCACAGGGTAGAAGCCTGTTGCATTGTCCATTATACTATAGCCGTTTAATATCTCAATTATACATCAAATTCTGACTCCAAGTCAATACTTCGCAAAATATTTTCTTTGATGTTCAATTGTGCCAACTTATTTAGATCGGATTTAGGCATTTGCATACAAGCCCTTAGCATACCATCTTTATACTGTTCCAAAGTACTATGTTCTTTGTTGTATTTATAAATGTAACTCATGGTTCCATCCTCCTTTATCGTGTGTTTTAAAAGTAGCTTTTGAAATACTGATTACATGCTCAGGTAGCATCTTAGATGTACCAGCAAACCATTCATCTTCAAAGCAGCATTGCATCTGTGCAAGGTCATGCTCATAGATCGCTTCATATACCCACATTGGTAATCCACCGTAACTCATGATTGTACCTTAAAGTTACGTTTAAGCTCAAGTGCTGCATGTTTGTAATAATTGTGCTGACCTTGTGCTTTAGCGTCCATCATAAGTAGTTTAAAACAGCATTCATCAATTATTGATTCAGCAAAGTTCTCTAGCTCATCAGCATAGAATTGGTATACACCAAGATTTTGCTTATGAGTACTACCAGCTTTTTCTGCCAGTTCTTTAATTCGTTCGTTCATGTTCAATCCTTTCTAATAACCAGTTTTTCAGCTTCACTCACATAGTAATCCAAATCAGCATCATAACCGAAGTCAGCGATGTTGTTGCAGGTTTTTACATTCCAAGATGTATCAATTCCTAACCTGCGATCTGTCTTATCTTCACTATCTGGCAATGCAGGCATCAACTTCACAAGCTTACCACCAGTTTTACAAGGGTAATACCTGCAGATGTTTTGTTGTTGCTCTACACGACCATCTTCGAATTCTAACACAAGTTTGGAACTGCGAGGAACTTTTGTACGTAGCATGAAATCAAAGATGTGACCTTGATCAAGTCGCTCTTGAATGAACTCACGCACATCCTTACCATGTAACATAGCAGCTTCTGCAGCCATTGGAATGACTAGACCACCTTGGTTTTGATGCCAACCTAAATCTTCATACTGGTATGCACCTTTGCGCTTTACCTTACCATTTGTGTATAAAGCAATATAGTTATTTACATCACGAATGTACATGCTCTGATAATCCACAAATTCCAAATCAAGCTTTACATCGTTTTGCCATTGCAAGCAAATAGCATTATACTGCTCTTCACTATCTCGTGTCATAGCTACAGTCAAACCGTCTGTATTTAGTTGGACTAACTTTAGCTTTGGAATCTGCAGTAAACGATCAGCAAGCATTAGCAAAGACAGTTGACCGTTGATGGTGATCGACATTGTAAACTTAGGATCATAGAACACAGAGTATTTGTCGTTGCTCTTACCATACGTACCATTCAAAGCAAGTTTAAGCATTGCATTCTCTGCAGTATTCTTTGCATATGATTTGCGTTGCTCATACATATCCTGATAAATTACACAGAACTCAGCACCAAGATGCTCAGGATAAATCTTATTTGAAATAGCAATATTGGGATACATTGAACTTACATCAGCATCACGCAGCATATAAGTTTTACCTGCACTTGCAATCTTCTCAGATAAAGATGCATGTACACCACCTACACCGAAATCAATCCTATAACCGTCTACAAGCACGTTTAGAGTTTCAGCAATACGGTAGCATCCCCAATAGGATTTCTTCGCTACACGGACCTTCTTACGCTTCTTACTGAGGTCTGGACAACCATCTGCATCCAGCGGGTAATCCATCACATGTTCACCATTAGCATCAAACAAGTATTCAGTAGCTTTGAGTTCTTCTACTTCAATCCAACCCATAGGATGCTCATTCTTAAATTCATCAGTATCTCGTTCAGTTGGAGCACCTTTGAACTTCTTACGCTTTACGGTAAGGTTTGCGTACTTAGCTACTTCACCAAGATTATGCTCTTCAATATCTGAAAACACACCCTTAGTTTCAGTGATGACCTGTTTAGAAAACCAATCATAAACAGCTTGAAATTCCGGACGATCAAACTTATAGTATTTAAACAAGCAGTCTTTAATTGCAATCTTGTCACGCTTAGTTTGCATCATGACTTTCTTACCGTCTTTAAACTTGTGCAGCTTTACACCTGACTCTTCAAGTTTCATCTGAAAGAACTCTGCACCAATCTTAGTATCATCAGCATTGGTAAAATCACGACCGAGTTTGATACTCAGGTTATCTCTGAATTCAATCTGTGTAAGGGACTTCAAATAGAACGTAAGAGTACAGCGCACATCGTGCATGTTGTAAGTTTTAAGTTTGTCAATTTCATCTGCAGTTAATTCTGCATCTACAGCATAAGGTAAGTCTTCGATGTTGTCCATGCGCATGTTGAATTCCAGCATCTTTAGACCAGTAGCTTTTGCTTTGTTGTTAAAGTGATGAATGCGATACAAGTCAACTTGAGGAACAATTTGCTCTTCAGTTTTAATACTATGACCAAAACCATTGTCCTTGAACGAATCAATCTGCTTTTGTGCAAGCTTATGTATATCAATAGCAACTTGCCGACCTGACTTAGCAAGCCAACGACTACGAGAGATAAGAACTTCGTGCAAGATAGGATAGTCAAAGCCTATGTTGTTAAAACCTACCAAACGACCTGCATTGGCTTCAATGTAATCAATGCAAGCATAGATGCGCTCTAGCTCATTTAAGCGGCTGGAAACCTCAAATACTCGTGCGTGTTTACCATCTGAACGAATAACACCAAACGTAAAAGCTGACTTGTACGTTTCAATGTCATAAATCCAGTCTCTTGTCAAATCCATTTGTAGTTCTCCAATGAAGAAAGCCTAGAGTCTATCACAACTCTAGGCTTTGTCAAGTTTAATTATGGTGTTACTTTAAAATTTAAAAGTGCATTTAAAACTTTAGGTTTCATCTGATCTTTATATTTCATAGCAAATTCTTTGATCTTACTTTCTTTAGTCTCTTTATAAACTTTAAAACAATGATCAATGTCTGAACTGATACACAAGTGAGCAGATGACCTGACTCCTTGATCTTGATAAGATAACTGTGCAATATATTTTGCATTTTTAATTTTGTAATGAACACCTTGAGGTAAATCATTATTCTTTTTCTTAACAACAATCAATGAGTTGAGCACAGCTGGTAAAAAGCAACAAGTTTCTTGTGAATAAATTTTTGATTCACCTGACAGTAAGTCTTTATCAAGTTGCCAACCTTTAACATAATTATCTTTAAACCAATAATTAAAGTTGGAATGAAGCAGCCAATCATCTGAAACTTTACAGTCAACATAAGTTGGCTTACCTTTTTGATAAACAGAACTATAACATCTTCGTAACATACTATGCCACACAGTGTATGAATCATTTGAACAACTCATATCGTTTGTTCCAACTCCAAAAATCATATTAACCTCACTTAATTATTATTTAACCAATCATCAAGATTATGAAGAGTATGAGTCTGTGAATCATAATAAACTTTACCAGCAGGTCCAGTTTCAGATAACAGTCGATTTTTACTCAACAAAATAGCAGTAGTATTTCTTTCCAAATCATCTTCAGCCATTTTGTTACGAATAAGTAAAATATTTGCACTAGAACTTTTCATGATTGAACTAGAACCCATAATATCTGACTCTGAAATCATAGCACCTGAAGATTGATCTTTTTGACCTGATTGTGATTTACGAACGTGGTTGATCAAAAAGAAAGAACAGTTATGACTCTTAATCATTGACTTAATCCACTTCATTGCGACAGCTTGTTCATCTACACTTAATCCATCAACAGCAATGTCAGTCCAAGGATCAGCAACAACTAATCGTACACCCGAACAGATAACCATCTCTTCAATAGTTTCTTGAAGTTGATCAAGACTAGAATCTCGATCATCAACAAGCATGAATCGTGGTGTACCATCAGGACGCTCAAATAATTCTTTAGCAGCTTCTTTAACCTTATCTGATTTTAGATAAGCCATTTTTTCAGCAGGTTGCATTTTAGCTAACTTATTATGTAAGTGCCTACTCAAAAGAGCTTCACCGTATTGACTTGCAGATAATTCAAGACTCACAACACCTACAGTATATGGAGAATTAAAAATCCAATGATAAATCATTTCGTTTGTCAAAGATGTTTTACCACCACCAGTTACTCCACTGCAGGTGTAGCAGTGTCCAAGTGATAATCCTCCACCAAGCATTTCGTTTAGCTTGCTAAACACTAGTGGTAGTTCAATTTTCTCTTGTGCAGTTTGTTCAAGCATTCGCTGATAGATTTCAGTAGATGCCATCACCCCTACAGGTACATATGATTTAGCATTGTAGAAGTCACTCACAAACGCACGACCCTCATCCTTCTCAAGGTACTCATTAGGGTCTTTAAAGCGCATATTCATGATCTTGACCTTACCCTTAGGGAGTACTGTCAAAATCTTCTCTGTGGCCTCTTTACCTGCCTTGTCGTTGTCGTAGCAAACAATTATCTGATCAAACGTATCAAAGAACTTGTACTGAGCAGCAATTTGCTTGTGTGATTGAGCACCTGTAGTTGGAGATACAACTGCAGTCTCAAAGTCACTATTTTTGCTTTTATTATATTCAGATAGCATCTGATAAGCAGACAATGCATCAAGCTCACCTTCAGTAATAAGAACGTACTTACCACCACGGTTGAATTTGAATTGCATAAACAATTCGCAGTCAGCACCTGTACGACCTTTGGAATAAAAGTTCTTCGGTACTTCTCGGATTTTATAGCCTACGATTTGACCGTCTTGAGTTGTAGGATAATACTGCTCAATTAACTCTCCAGTTTCTACTGAGAAAGCGTGACGTACACCAAATGGCTTGCAAGTACTAGCATCTAAACCTCGAAAACCTTTAGGGTCTGGAGTTGTCTCTGACTTAATCTCTGCATTCTCATCAGCAGTGATTGCAGGTTTACCGCTTGGTTTAATTTCCATATTTTCCTTTGTTGATTTAACTTTAGATACTTTTTTAGAGTTCTGTTCCTTGAAATCTTCGGATGGTTTTACAGCTTGACAAGACCAGCAATAATGCGATCCGTCACTATACACTGCTTTTGCATCCGATGAACCACAAGCTTCACAATTTGTATGCTTGATGAATGCTGCCATTTTACTCCTTATTCATTTTTCAGTAACCATTTGTTATTAATTGCTTTAAAGCTGCGATCATGCAAAGTATTACTCTTGAAAACTAAACCTTCTCGTTCACTACCATTCAATAGAGACTTTCCTTCTGCGTGTTCTAAAATGCTCGAAATCGTGTAAGCGTCAATTTTAGCAACTTCACCAATGATAGGCACATGTTTTAACCCAAGTTTCTCGCATGCTGCCTTAAGCTGCGCTGGCAAGATATATTGCCCTGTAGCTGTATTGTACATATCGTAAACGTAGAAGTCAAGCTGCACTTTGTACTGATTACCTTGGATGCCTTCACCAATCATCTCGCCTTGAATCGCCATACCCTTCATGAAGTTACGGCGCATGATATCTTCAATATTGAACTTAAGTGCTACTTTCCAGAATGAATTTGCTTCGTCTTCTTTTAGATCAAGGTTGCGTGAGCATACGTGAAATACATCATCAGCATCAAGATAGAAAGTGCAAGATGAACCATCAAGCTTTTCTGTAATAGACCAGCTATCTAGTTGGTACTGCTCAAAAGATCGTGTCAGGTTTTGAATACGTTCTTGATCAGTCTTTGGTACTAACGCAGGGAAATTACCTCGTGCCATACCAGCGAGTTGAGCATTCATTGGACGCTCCCATTTTAGGATACCTAATGCTTCAGTTACATCATCACCTTCACGAACTGTTAATGAATATTCACCAACCTCATCGTTGTACAGCATCAGGTATGTACCAGTGATATCGTTATGTACTGGTAACAGTAAACCCTGTGAAATTTGACCACGTAGTTTTACTGTACGTAAGCGTTCGCCTTTGATACCTTCGTATTCACGAGGCTCTTTACCTTTGGATAGAAACGGTGCAATATCGTTACTTACCCAACTGTCAATTTCGATGTACACGGCAAGGGAATCAACTTGAAATTCACCCTTCTTAACTACCACTTTCCATCCATCAACTACGGCTACTTCAATTGCATCTGCACCTTCAATAGGTTCAATAGCTGCAATTTTACGGATTGTTGCGAGTTTACGTTCTGTCATTTGTTCTTTCCTTTCGATTTGAAATGCTTGATTGTGAAATACGAGATCGTCTTCATAGACAAACCAGATGATAGCATACCTAATGACAAAACAGTTACCAGACCATCAAAAATTTCTGATAGACCAAAAAGCATAAATTGCCACTTTGGAATAGGACTTTGTGTTTTACTTAGCATGCATCTTTCCTTTTTGTTGCTAACTTTTGTTCACTCATGATTTACTCCGTTTAAGACTCTTTACAATTACAATTTGCAATGTGGCATTGATACAATACGAACACCACTACCATTACGATTATCATTTTCCGATATTGTTTCAACTACACGCAAGCATTCATAATATGCTTCCCGATTTAGTTTATTCTGATAAGTATGATATCCAAGTATCAAACTTAGTATCAAACTAAATAATACAACAATCATAACCAATGTTTTATTACTGCTCATTAATATTCTCCTTTTGTTTCCGTCATTGTATCACAAATCATCCTTGTGCCGGATACCGACCAGCACAGGAAATCTAGGAACTGAGTATCCAGTACCAACATCAAAATACTTAACCTTTGCAAGTTGACCCATCAAAGTTTCCTTGCGTTCCCACAAGTCCTCGCGGATAGCATCAGTCATACCGCTACCACAACTGAACGTATCGCCTTTAGAGGTGCATAGAATCAACGATCCCATAGTGTCTAGGGCTACCATACCATCCTTAGCTGTAGAGCGTGCTGTACGGCCTAATTCATTGGTCTTTGCTTCATTGGTGTTGGTGTACTTAGGCTCCCAACCGATGATTTCAAATTCACTGTCAACAAAGCGTTTTACTTTTTGTAGTTCTGGATTCTTTGTACCAGATCGACCGCATTTGTACAAACTGTGTGGGGACTTTAACATGACACCCTCAGAACCTTGTGCAAGAAATTCAGCTTCGTATTTATCAACATCCTGTTGTGTTTCTACGTAAAACTGCGGCAGAAATTTTACACGATCTGGTAATTCAGTTGGAATTTTACCAATACGTGTAGTGTATCCTGCAGGATGGTACATATCAAATACCCAGAAGATGAAGTTAGGCTCACCCTCAATGCGCATAACACCAGAAGTACTTTGGTTAAATACGTCAGGTGCATTTTTATCCCCAACAATTAGTTCACCATCCAGACCTTCCAAAATTTCCGCATGTTTTTTCACATAATTTTGAATACTTAGATTTGGAATAAATTTGAGACTGCGACTATATGCTACACCACCAAAGATAATGCAACGAATACCATCTAGTTTTTCGGACAGATAGTATGGAAAGTTCTGTATTTTTACTTTACTATGCTCAATAGCTAGTAATGGTTTAAAACCATCAGGGATTGTCATTGTTTGTCCTTTCAGATATGTGTCTATCAGAATAACCTAGTTGACCTAAGTTTTTTAATTTTAAATTTGTAGATTCAATGTGTTCATCTCTCCATTCAATCGCCAATTGCTTTGCAACAGAGTCACCTAGTTTCTCACAACTAAATTTTTTCCTATGATAACAACCATTTTCATCGTGGTAACCAGCTTCCCAATAGTAGTTGTGCTTTGTCTTGGTTCCATTAACAATCGACACGTATCTAACACCCATTTTACCAGAGTGGCTATTAGTAGAAATTTTTCTATTTCTCTGGTTTTCAGCAATAGAAGCTACTCTTAAATTACACAATCTATTGTCTAAACCGTTACCATTATAATGATCTACAAACTTATTTTCAATGTCAAAATTATTTAGTATCATTACTACTCTATGAGCCTGATAACGCTTACCATTTACATCAAATTCATAGTATTGTGTATTCCTACCGTCATGGATAGAACCTGCACTCTTACCGACCCTATCTCCAGAAAATTTAGAATTTTTTATCCAAATTAAACAAGACGGACTAGATTCATCGTATATTAGGTACTCTTTTAGTTCCTCAATATCTTTTTCAGTTGTTTTTCTAGGTTTTGGCATTAAAGTGTTCCTAAACTCATTGATGCACCACCTGCAAAATCATATTGATACCTTGCACTATCATCTGCTGTTCAACAGGATTCAACTGATGCCAATTACGGTTGTCACCAAACTTGGCTGCTACCTTTGACCAGAATTGCTCTACATCGCTCATACATACTCCTTTAAGTTACCCTTGATATTATACCGCATGTTTTACTCCAAGATAAAAGTTGTACGTGTCCAAAACCCAAAGTTAACATCTTTGCAATCCTCGTCTAAACTGTAGACTTTATCACCAGATTGAACATTGGTAAACAGGTATACGAATTTAAAATCCTCAGGCATCATTTTCTCCTAAAGTTACAGTGCCTGTTCTGAGCACCAGTTCTTTCTTGAATAGCATCTCAACGTAAGTACCTTTGATCTGCGTCTGAGTCTCAAGTATAGCACGGATATGCTCGGTTGTCATATCGCATAATTTAATATAAATTCCGTGAGGGTGCTCATAGTTTTTACCGTAGCTTTTCCATACGAAAGCTTCACGAATCATTTCAAACGGATCACTTAGGTAAACATCCATAGAATAAGGAGGTGTTGTATTAATGCTACGGCGCAAGTAATCGTAGCCGCCATCTACTATATAGATTTCACCAGTTAAGGTATCTTTGTGTTCTTTGTAGTCATGCCTGTGATAGCTACGCAAGTAAGTACCATCGGGTGTCATGATTGCATTACGGATAATAGTTTCATTCATCTGCATCACTCCATATTTCTACAAGTTCAGGATCATTTGCACTGGCATCAAAGCATTCTAAAGCTCGTCTGATAGCTTCAGCTTCTGTAAATACATCATCAATTACCAGTGTCTCTTCGACTTTGATTGTCACGTAATACTGCATATCATCCTTTCAAATTAAAAGCTGCAGTGAGTACTGCACGAGCATCTTCAATGAGTTCTTCACCGTAGACCTTCCATTGATCATTCTCATCAATTTCACAAGCTGCTGCTGTACGTTTACCTAAAGCTCTAGCACCAGCAACAATCTGCTTTTGTGTAGGTTTATTGCCTGTGTAAAGCTCTCGTTTAATCTGCTCTGCTAGACCTCTCTGATACTCTTCAGTTTGACACAAAGGAAACCTGCAGCTATTTTCTCGTAGCTTTTGCGATTCGATTTCCAATCTGTCATTACGAGCACGTAACAGACGGTTCTCTTGCTCTAGGTCAGCAATGCTTTCTTCTAATGAAGGCTCCTTTGTACAAAACTTAGTACCAACAGGATATTGATCATAAAAATCTTTACCAGTTTCATACCAATTAACATACGGACAGCCCATACGGTCTAGGACAATTTCAGCAACAATACTCATAGTTTCTCCATCTTAATATTACGAAGGGAAGGACTCTTTTTCATTTGCATCAGATGCCAGCTTGCACTTTTATCATCACAAGCGTAAGTACGATTTGAGATTGTACCATCACTTTTAAGTTCCTGCCAAGTTAGACGAACATTTTTAACATCTGTTTTCTTAAAAGTCTTCATTGTGTCTGTTCTCCGGTGTTGATGCAGTGAATCGCTTGCGAATTATGTTCCAAGCTTCGTAGTTAACTTGCATTGTAGCAGATAAATCACGAAAAGCTAAGTTCTTGATCTTAATTACTTCATCACTTTTATTCCAAACAAATTGCCAAGATGCAGTTCTCTTTGCACATTCTAGGGCTTGCTCGTGCGTGTACTCAGGTACTCTCTTCATTTTAAGCAAAGAGAATTGTCTTTGTTTCCTATAGTACATGTAAAAATTCTTTACAGTTTGATCTTTAGCTTTCTCTAAAGAATCTAAGTACTCACAGCAATGAAAGAAGACTACCTCTGCTGGAACGTCTGTTGTTACTTCTGGTGTCATGATCCCATCTGCTCCTGTGCTACTGGTTTGTAGATTGTATTGAGAGTCTCAATTGTACCATCAAAATACTGCTGTAGAATTTTTGATGTACGAACATTGTAACAAGTACCTAACTTTGGATGATTGATTACAATTGGTAGACTTGCTACAGGTACTGCAGGGTTGCCATCCCAATGCCAAACCTTTGCTACACCTGCGTAGTACACTACAGGCTTACCTTCTGTTAGGTCAAGCTTTGGGATACATCCATTTTCCATACAATGTTTTACTGTCTCGCACTCACTACAGATAACTCTATTCATAATTTACTCCTTTGATTGATTAACAAATTAACAATAAGAACCTAAGATAAACTTCAGTTAAAACCTTAACTAAAACTTCAGTTATAACCTAAGTTATACTTTCTGTAGGAATCGCAGCATAGCCTTTTAGAGCGTAAACTTGCGTTTACCTCTTTATGGTTCAGCTACGATCTCTTTCTGTGAGGTGTCGCTTGTCATTCAATGCATACACAGGGAACTTACGCTCTACCAAGTATACACCCTTTTACCTAGACAAGATGGTAATAACCACATAGTTCGGTTGGGATTAGCGGTCAATTGCTCAGACCTGAAGTAGTTACCGTTCTTCATACCCATGTCCAGTACTGTAGCAGAACTTGGAATCAATGTCAACAACCATCTGCAAATAAATTAGTAAGGTAAACTTACTTTAATTGCGCTTGACAATGTGTTAACTATTTGCTATAATTATAAAGCAATAGCTGAAGTAGTCATGAACTTTCAGCAATAAGAGCAGCTTCCCGTAGCTGCTTTTTGCTTTGTATTTTACGGGTGTTTGACGGGAAATTATTTATGTATAAAATTTGTAGTAGATGTAGGGAAGAGAAAACTACCGAAAACTTTTCAGCAAAGAGTAGGAATGTTGATGGTTTAAAAGCACATTGTAAAGCATGTGATAAAAAGTACTATCTTGAGAATAGAGAAAAAATTCTTGAAAATAAAAAGCAACATTATTTAGAGAATCAGGAAGCTATGATAACGCAGAAAAGAAAATATCGTAAAGAAAATTCTGCAAAAATTGAAGAAAAAGAGAAACTTAGGTATCTTAAAAATAGAAATAAGATACTAGAATCTAAAAGAATTTATCATTTAAAAAATAGAGATAGTAGGCGCAAATATAATACTTTATACTGTAAAAGAAACAGACATATTTTGACAGCATTAAATGCTAAAAGAAGGGCAACTAAGTTAAATGCTACACCAAAATGGTTGACAACAGATGATATTGATGCTATAAAAGATTTTTACGTTGTTGCTCAGATGTTCAAATTGTACACCGGACAGGAATACCACGTTGATCACATCATACCACTCCAAGGTAAAAATGTTTGTGGTTTACATGTACCGTGGAATCCACAAGTCCTATCTGCAACAGACAATTTACGCAAGTCTAACAATCTTGTAACTTGAAAAATACCCTAGGTTAAACCCTAGGGTATTTTTTTCATTTAGTTGTTGTAAAGCTCGTTTGTTGTGCTAAGATACAAGCCTCAACAACGCAAACGAAAGGAAATCATATGCTACTTAAACAAGAGTTCTTCGGTACATGCAACAACCTAGGTTTAGAAGATTTTGAATTAACCTTAGCTGAAATCGTGTGGGAACGCTGCGAGAAAGCTATGCAAGGTAAGCCTATGCAGCAAGCTGCTCTGGTGAACAGCAATCGAAAAAACTTCAAGGATAGTAAGACTGACGATGCAACTGCTCTTACTCAGGCAGAGTTGCAGACGCTTACTGATGGTCTTGCTTTAGTTCTTTATAGTGATGAACGTCAACTCAAAGAGATTAAATTCTTGATTGAAAAGCTCTGGAACAAAAGCAACCCTGATGATCCAGACTCTAAGGTCAGCTTTGATACAATGAATACAATCCGCAACATGCAACGCAAAGTTAAGAAAGATCACGCTAAACTTGCATGTATTCAACATAAGCTCAAGAAGATGAAGGGTAAGTAAATTGATTAGTTAACGGGTGTTTTCTATAATATCGGGCTTGATTTTACTTAGAGATTGTGGTATAATTATGATTGAACTGGCAAGAACAAAAGCTTCAAATCTCCCTTTTGTCAAGGGAAATCAAAGAGTTTATGCTATTGTTTCTGATAAAAAAGGTAATTTGATTTCAGAGGGGCACAATGACTACTTTAAGTCAAGCCCACACATGAAAAGATATTCAGATGAAGTTGGATTACACGGTAAAATCTACTGGCACGCTGAATGTAGGGCAATTCATTATATTCCAAGGAATAAAAGTGCTTATAAAATAAGTATTGCTCGTGTAAATAAAACTGGTGAATTTCTACCATCAAAACCTTGTCCGATATGTAATAATGCAATTAAGAAAGCAGGTATCCAAATTGTCGAATATTCCGTTTAATCCTTGTGAAAAATATATAAAATTAAAAGAACTATCAAACACCAGAAAAGAGTATTTCTTCGGAGAGTTAGCTGATAATTTAAACTATCGTGATCTATTGAAAAGGGTAAATAGTTTAAATATTGAGTGCAATCTCCATCATTATATACCAAGATATAGAATGCGAGATAAACCTATATCTGAACGTGATGCTGCTTCAAATATTTTACTTTTAAGTATAGAAGAACACATACTGGCTCACTATTATTTAACAAAGTTTGAAACAGGTAACTTTAAATACAGTGCTCAGATGGCTTTTATACAGATGTGTAATTTAAATAAAAGTAGTTCTTTAGATTTTTCAGAAGATGAATTGTCTTTTATAGTTGAACAGCATTCTCAAGTTAAATCCGAATATTTTGGGTCAGAAAAACATATTGAAGGTAGTAGAAAGGCAGGCAGGGCAGCAGGACTAATTAGGAAGAATCAGTTCGCTGAAAATTCTGTTTTCAGGGAAAAAATAATGAACGCATTGCATTCTAAGGAGTCGCGTGAAAAGCAAAGAAAAACTAGAAACCATACATTGGAGAACTCACCGCCGTGGTATACACATGGAAGAGATTTAAGAGATTATAAATACAAAGATCAGCTGTGGGAATATTTTGATACAATATATATATCTGTTGTAGAGTACAACTTGTCGTATAAGATTATAGCAAAAATAATTGGAGTTGAATATGAAAGAATATCTAATATTGTAAGAACAGTGAAAGAAAAATATTTAGAGAATCTTATTCCGTTTTCAGAGTTTAGGTTTTATAACGAGTACTTATTGAAATTTGAACCAACATTTCATAGATATAAAAACCTTGTGGAGTATCACTCTGAAAAAACAAAAGTTCCTTGGAGTAAATTTAGTGGACAACATACACCTTGGTTAATTTTTGATAAATATTTTGAAAGTTTAGTATTAGCTAAAAATAAAGGTTACGTTGTATCCCATCAGGCTTTTAGTAAATTTTATGGAAAAACTACATCTTTATCTTTACAAATACATGAAGAGGCAGAAAAACTGTATGGAATGGGATACAGAGTAATAAAAGAAGTTCCTTGGTACTATTCATGGTGCGTATTAATATCTTTGCAATCTATAAAAAATATTCAAGAAATAAAAAACACAAGATATGGTATCTATGTTAAAAATAATAAATACCATGTATCTGGTTATGATACTAACACAGGTAAAGCACTTACAATTGGAAAATATTTAAATTTCAAAGATGCATGTTTTGCAAAAGATTCTTATGAAATGACTCGAAATGGGTGTATACTGGACATTAGACACTTTTATGAAAGGAAAGAGTATGAAATTACCTAAATTTTACAATCCGTTTAAACCGCACATTGTGCAATTTGCTGATGGTAAATTTGCTGTTCGTAGGTGGAGTATTATTGCTTGGGAATACAAAGAACGTAGTGCATTTCGTAAAGATTCTGCTTACTGGTGGAATGCTATGGAGTATGTAAGAAAATGGTGCTGTGTAGATACTCACGAGGAAGCAGTTATTCTCCGTGATAAGCAGTTTATTAAACCTAACAAAGTAGTAAAAGTATATGGCTGATCAAAAACAGTTAGATGAAACCTACATGGGTACTGCGTTACTCCATGCAAGGCTATCCAAAGCGATTAGAGCACAGGTAGGAGCCGTTTTAGTCACTAGCCAAGGGGTTACCCTCACTGGTTACAACGGAACTCCTAAAGGGCTTCCTAACGAATGCGAGACTGAAGAATATGATGATTGGCGACGAACTCATTTTCATTTAGTAACAAAACCAGAGGTGATTCACGCTGAGTTGAACTGCATTTTAAAAGCTGCTCGTGAAGGCGTAAGTTGCATCGGTTCTACAATGTATGTTACACTTTCACCTTGCACACCTTGCGCTGCTATGATGATTCAAGCTGGTGTAAAACGCTTGGTATACAAAGAGATGTATCGTGATCAAGGTGGTGTAGCTTTATTACTTCAAGCAAAAGTTGATGTACAATGCTATGACTATACGCAATCAAATGAAAGGAACTAATATGAGTAAAAGACAACAAATCAATGCACTTGTAAGAACTGAAACTGAAGTTGCAATTAAAATCAATCCTAGTATACCTTACTCTACTTTGATGGAAGAATTTAGTGAGTGTATTTTTAAAGTACAAACGTATGAAGAAATCTTTCAGTTTATTGCTGCAAAAATTGCTTGCGGTGAATGTAATTTCATCGAAGGTATCGGTAAGATAGAATACGATTACGGACAGGAGTTTAGAGAAGATGTAGTTGTATTGTATTCAATGAGTGTAAATGAATTTGAAACTAATATTGTTGGAACGGAATACGTATAATGAATGCAATTACAAAAGAACTTATCAGAAGTGCAACTGTAGAATATCAATTTCAGATGGCGCTTAATCCAGAGAAACTTGTAGAGTTAACTGCAAGGCGATGCATTCAAGTTGCACTGGCTGCAGATGATCCTTTTACAGCAGCAGATATTGCTGATCTTTTTGGGATTGAATAATGGTAAGAGTTATAGCAACAACGCCGCATCCTAGCGTGGTCAAAGAAACCGTCTGTCGTAACTGTGGTGCTACTCTTGAGTATGTACCTGCCGATATTCAGAAACGAATTGAAAGTGATTACGGTGGCGGTCGTGATGTTTGTTATTATATCGTGTGCCCACCATGCGGCAATCAACAAACAGTTGGAGGATATTGAATGCAAAATCAAGCAGCTTTTCCAACTCAGTCGTGGGAATACGATGGTCAAGGTAATGTGCTACAATACCAAGAAGCGGGTATGACTCTACGTGATCATTTTGCAGGTTTAGCAATGCAAGCTTGTCTCGCACGAGGGGATGATGGCAATCGTCCGGGTATTGCTGAATGGTCGTATGCAATGGCAGATGCTATGTTGAAAGAAAGGATTAAAGAATGAGCAATCTATGGTTTAATATTCGTTTTGGAGCTAGGCATCTCCAACTGACAAACAATTGGCAGTTTTCATTCAGCGTTAACCCGCATTGGATTGAGAATAAGCCTAAGAAATTCTTTGAGGTGTACTGCATGTTTGGGAAGCAACTGTGATACAATACTTTATTGATTGGTGTGTTTACATCAAGAAAGAACTTCAAATTTTACTATGGGATTTAATATGAACGAACGAATTAAAGAACTTTTGGATTGGGCAAAAGACCACGCCAGAATTTATGTCATTGAATGTGAACTTGCCAATATTCCAGTTGTTCAAGAAGAATATGACCAACGATTTCAATCAATGTTCGCTGAGTTGATTGTTCGGGAATGTGCCAATATTGTAGAAGGGTTCACAATTGAACAAGAAGTAGCGTTAGATCATTATGAAGAATATGAAGCCAGTGCTGTGTTGAAAGAACATTTCGGAGTTGAAGAATGAACGAACAACTTAAAACTGCAGCTGATATGCATGCTGGAGATGGTGGCTATAGTGAAGGTACAAAAGAAGGTTATGAAGCGTTTGTAAAAGCCCGGAGTAAACCTACTTTGTATCTCATCAGAGGTCTACCGGGTTCTGGCAAGAGTACGTTTGCTTGGCAATTATTTAAAAATCGCTTAGTACAACGCATGTATGAAGCTGATGACTATTTTACAGAAGCAGGTGTATATAACTTTGATCCTACTCACCTTGAACAAGCGCACAATGATTGCAAGCGTAAAACTTGGTTGGCACTCTATGAAGGAATGTCAGTTGCAGTATCAAATACTTCTTGCGCTGATTGGGAGGTAGACACGTACCAAACTATTGCACGAGAGACTGAAGCTAACTTCGTGAGTATCATCCTTGAAAATCGTCACGGTGGTAAAAATATTCACGGTTGCCCTGACTCTAAAGTCGAACAAATGAAAAGGAAATTCAGTGTTAAACTATGAATGGTCTGAAATTCTTGATTATGATGAAAGTAGTGACTCATGTTTAAGATGGAAAATTGATATTACAAATACATTACATAAGAAAAGAGTTTTGGTACACAAAGGTTCGTGTGCTGGTGCAAAAAGTTATCGTAAATGTGGTAAACCAAAATCATGGAAAGTACAATACAAAGGTAAACAATATTCTGCTCATAGAATTATATATGAAATATTTTATGGACCTGTAGGTGATAAAATGATTGTTGATCACTTAGATAGAAACCCATTTAATAATAATATTTTAAATTTGAAATTAAAGACTGTTGCTGAAAATAATAGAAATATGTCCAGAAAAGTAGATAATAAGACAGGAGTTACTGGTGTGTGTTTAATTCAACAAGAAGGTAACTTATATTATTTAGCAACTTGGTCTGAAAACAACAAACATAAGAAGAAAACATTTTCTTGTAAAAAATTTGGAAAAGAGCAAGCGTTTAAATTAGCTATTGATTATCGAAATGAAATGATAGCTTTACTAAATAAAAAAGGGGCAAACTATGAACACAATCACGGAAAATAAACTTTTAAAATATTCAGAAGCTTTTGATCTAGTACAAAGAGGTTTGGCTACTATGAAAAACGATGGTAAGTACACTACGTTTAAGTATGCTCGTAAAGCAATGTATGATTATTTATGGTATAAAGTTCCACAACTAATGGAATGTAGGGGTGTAGTTTTTTCAAACGCTACAAAAGAACTTGTACAAGCTGCTCCACGTAAAAGCTTTAATTATCTTGAGCGCAATTATTGGGATGCTATTCCTTTAGATACTGCAGTTGAAATGCACAAGAAAGTCAATGGGTTTATGGCAGTAGCTACAATTCATGACGATGAACTTCTGGTAAGCACTACAGGTACTACTACAAGTGCCTACGCTATGTGGGCTAAAGAATTGATTCTTCAAGATTGGCATTTGTATGATATGGTTATTGCAGATGACGTTAGTACTTTATTTGAAGTTGTAGTACCACAAGACCCACACATTGTAAAAGAACGCCAAGGTTTGCATCTACTCGGTGTACGTGAGAAATCAAATGGTAATTTTCATCCTATGGGTGCTGGTGTACGTTGTACATTAGAGCAAGCATTAGAAATCGCAAAGCATGATCGTGGTGAAGGCTTTATGATGTATCGAATCCTTCCTGATGGTACTTACGATTATAACAACTGCTGTAAATTAAAGAGTGATTACTACATTGGTAAAAAGAAGCTAATGCGTATGACAGCAAAAAATGTTGAACTGATGTACAAAAACGCCTTTGAAACTGCAAATACTCTACCTAAGATGTGGTATGATGTGCCTCGTCTGATCGTTAGTAATATAAATAAAGACGCATGGTTGGGTATGAACGATCAACAACGCAGGTTAATTCTTGAAAATTTAAAAGGAACATAATGCAAGGTCACAACTTCAACAGAACGCTGCACGCCAAAGGTATGTTTGTATACTGCGTTCGTTGTGGATTAGTTCGTCTTGGTAATAGAGCAACTGAAAAGCAGATTAACAAAGCTTGTGTTGGTGCTCGTGAACTAGAAGACGAAGAGTATCTTAGAGTTAAAGGACAAATGAAAGGTAAATAATGAAAAACGCAAGAAAATTAATAACTTCAGATATCCATCATTCTCATAATCGTATTTGTGAATTCACTGACCGTAAGTTATTTACTACTCAAGAAAATCATACTCAGTGGTTAATTGATCTTTGGAATAATAATGCTAC